GTTCCATACTCTATTCCGGAGGTATCGGGCCCGCGCGTTGTGGAGCCGCTATTGACACCGGCGGCTGTAGCCCTGCCGCGAGCGGATGAGAAAGCTGCGGCGGGTGGACATGTGTTGAATGTCCAGTTCGACCGCGATCGTTTACATGATAAACACGCTGCGGCCGCCGCCAATAAGGATTTGGTAGCGGAGGCCGTACGTGATGACCACGATCGGGTCGTGGTAGCTCGGCAGTTGGCGGATGCGGAAGTCGCCGACGAGGAGGCCGAGGTGGAACGCATGGTCCCGCTAGTGCGTGCGGAGGCGTTCCGAGGTCGTGAGTCACCGGATTTTGTGTACCGCGGCGGTGCGTTTGCCCAGGTTTATGTTGCGGATGGTTTATCCCGACGCACCGATGGGCCGCGGGACGACCTCTTGACGTGGGCACGACGCTTGTTATGGCATACGATTGGCAGGGAGCATGTGCGCAGAGTTATCTGCGATCCTGTGGACGTCGGTGCCCGGACGAGCTTCAAACCATTCAATCACGAAGATACTGACCAAGTTGTCAGTATCGCGATCGAGTCCCTTCCCAAAGTGTTCATGACTGCCATGGTTTGGTGGTTTATAGCGATGGGGCTCGGTTTTTTGACCTACATGTCGGTGTGGGTGGGATGGTTGCCCGCGTGGCTGGGCTACGGCTTGTCGTGTATGCTGGCTGCACTTATTTTCGGCACGTTCTTTAGTGTGAATGAACGGTATAAGAACGGCGATGTGCTGATGCATTTTTCGGCAACACGCGACATTGGGGTGGAGGAAGAAGATGATGCAACTCAACGGCATCCTAATATGCGTGACATTGATATCACGCATCAGCCGTTTTACGCGGAGTATGATTTGCAAATGGTTGCGCCGCGTTCAGTTGCGTCCTTCCTTAATCACCACTTTGTAAAGTTCATGACGCCATGGCACATGTTTTGGTATTATGATCGCTTTTTCGAGATGCGACACATGGCGTATCATGGGCTGCGTATGGATAAGGTGCTGTATGGGCACTTGTTGTCCGAACTGCAGTATTACGGCAAGACGGATTATAAGTCCACACTGGAGTTTTGTCGTGTGGCCGCGAGGCGTATTGGGACGATCAATATGCCGGATTATGTCCTTGTGGGACAGCGTGACGTCGCAGACGTCGTTCGCAACACCATTCGTCGGGCTGCGGCATTTCATTGCCGTACACCGCCTCTGGACCCCAGTCCGGAGGCTCTCAACTTGTATTAAAGGAACGTTCTACGTTCCAATACGGGTACCTAGTAAATGAGGTTCCGGTGCCTAAGCGGGAAGTGGAATTCCCTGCGCGGTGTCATAGAGTTGCGCGGAATCAGGTGCCCGTATGTAAGTCTTGGGGACCACATGTTGAGGGTGTTGCGTTGCCACGAGCGGAACGCGCGGGTTGGCGCAATCAGCGGGCAGCAGTTGAAGGACGGCTAGGCTGTGAGATGCCTATGCCTGAATATGATCTGCTCAATCAACTCTGGTTTTGGAATGTGTTCCTTTGTGCGTACGTGCTGCGCCCAGTTGGACCCGGCCAGGTGTTGACGTTCCCCGCTTGGATTGAGCTCACGCATTACCCGCGTCACCGTAAAGTGGCTTTGGGAGAGATTGAGCAGAAACGGCTAGCAGTTGGTGAGCCTGAGGAGAAGACGTTGGCCGACAATAAAGGTGCTTCAGGATTTGTGAAGGATGAGGCCTATGAAGAGTGGAAAATACCACGTGGCATTCATCCTGAGCCCGAGGTGGTCAAGTGCATTATGGGCCGCATTTTCAAAAGCATCGAGTTGATCGTGTATGCTTTGTGGTATTTTGTTAAGCATGTGCCCGTGTTGGAGCGACCGGACTATATTATGAAGTGGCTCCGAGTTGATGGGCACCAATATCTGCAGACGGATTTTAAGTCCTTTGAAGCAGGTTTCCCGCCTGCCATGCTACACCGTGTTGAGTTTCACATGTATCGGTACATGCTGCGCAATAATCCACGCGAGCTGGCGATTATGAACGCGTACGAAGAAGTTCGAACCGGATGGGCGCTGATCAAGTATAAGGATGTTCAGTGCCGTGTTAAGGGTCGGCGACTATCGGGCCAGATGTGTACCTCTTTGGGAAACACCTGGACGAACTTCGTGTTGTTGACGTTCATGCTGGCACGCGCGGGAGTGCGATTTGACGACATGCGGCTGATTGTTGAGGGCGATGACGGGCTGATTTCGGTTAGCGCGCCTGTAGCCCATGCCGTTAAGAGGTCGCGTATTGCTGAGCGTTGTGGCATGAAAATGGAGTTGGCCGTTTCACGGGAGTTATCGGAGGCGAGTTTTTGTGGTATTAACTTTGATGAGCATGATCGAGTCAATATCACTGATCCGTGGCGAAAAGTCGCGGACTTCGGGTGGGTGAGTGGACCACACGTGACCTGTAGTAAGCAGAAGCTGTTGTTACTGGGCCGCGCAAAAGCGATGTCGCTAGCGTACCAGTATCATCGGTGTCCTATTCTGCACGCATTGGCTCGGTACGGCCTGCGGGTCACGCGGTCTGTCGAGTCCCGCCTGAAGGAATTTGTGGCAGAGAATGCACATTACAACGAGTATGAGCGCTCGTTGTATACACAAGCCGCCGATTATTATGACACCGGGAAGCTTGATATGTGCGTGTCAATTCCAGACCGCACACGCTTCCTGATGGAACGTACGTATGGAGTGAGTGTGCAACAGCAGCGTGATATAGAAAAATATCTCGATGATCTCGCTGGGCTGGACGTTTTGCGTATAGACGTGCCGGTCGTTTGTTGGAAATTTTGTTGGCACATGTACGTCCGCTCGTTCGACCCCGGGACGAGCTGGTACTCCGTCACGCACGCGCGTCCGTACCTCATTTAGGAGCGCGGCCCCGCTTTTCTGGCGTTCAGGGGCGAGATAAAGATTGAAC